ATAATTGACCTATTTTTTCGTATTGTTTTAGTTTAGAGTTTTCCGCTGCGAGTTTATCCTTTTCACTTTGGAAGTATTTTGCTTGGTCTTCCCAGTTACCAGAACTCTCTTGCGTTTCACCGTTATTGTCTTGCCCTACATTTTCAACGGTTTCACCTTCAAGATGTCCGTTTTCATATGCGTTATCCATTTACTTCATTCCTTTCCGCAATTTCTTTTATCCTTTTTGAGTTTGACTAGAAGTTTTATCTACTAATCTCTCGGATTCAAGTTTAACTGCATCTTTTAACCTACTTGTAGCCAACTTCGTTTGAGCTTTAGATTCATATTTATGCTCAGAAAGTTGACTTTTAAATTTTTCTACCTCTGTTCTCTTACGAGATGAAACTGCTTCTCTTTCTGCAGTCTGTAAATCTCCACCAAGCTTTTTAATTTGTTCTTGTGCTTGTTGTAACATACCCTGTAATTTATTAATTTCGTCTGTTCTTTGCAATACCCCTTGTTTGTCAAATATTTCTGTCTTTTTCAATGCTTCCACCCTATCAATTAATCCAGCTTGATATGCTTCCATATATATTTGGAACTCTCCATATTTATTAGAAGGTAATGTAGAACCTCCCAATATACGTATATCAAATTGACCTACTGTTATATCATTTTCAATTGTTTGTAATTCTTGCGTTTTATTATCATAAATTCTTCTATTAACTGTAAATTCATTAATATCATTATTTGCTTGAACAATTCTAAAAGTTTTCTTAAACCTATAATGCTGTCTAGACATATTATAAACAACTTGACCAAGCCTTTTCATAGAACCTTCAATATCTCTTAATTTAGATTGAGAACGTCTTTGACCAACATTTTCCATCATCATTGTAGCAGAATATGTTTTAGGAGCTACATCAGTATTTCCTTGCATCATTTCAAATATACCTATATTTAAATCAATATATCCTTCTATCATTTTAGGTAATGATAATATACTACCAGCTAATGGTTGTGGTGAAGGAAAATGTGGCTCCCCAAAAGACGGGTCATATTCGATAGTAGCATTAGGGTTAGCCCAATCTCGTTCTAACTCTTCTATATCATTAACACTACCTTGGGGAACTAAGAGCTTCAAACCTGCAGAAGCTTGTGCGTGCGATGTTATGAGGGATACTGTCTTATTGAGGAACCTTTGAAATGCTTTATTTTTTCTAACATCACTCATTGGATATGGAGTATTAGTCCAAATATTAGGAACAGGAACAATTGGATAAACATCTGTATCACATATCATTTCATATAATACTATTTGACCAACTGTACATGTTAATTTTATTCTTGGCTGCGTTACTTCTACAAAATCAATAAGCCCTAACTCTATTGCTTTTGCAAAATCCTTATCTTTAGACATTTTTAAAAATTGTTCTTGAGTCATAATTCTTTCATCACCGCTTCTGGCATCTACAACTCTATAATATGGAACTCTTACTTTTTTGTAATGTTCAAGAAGTCTATACTTTTGTATATCAAATTCTTTATCTTTTGTATTGTCTGGCGTAAAACTTTGCATAGTCGTTCTATTAGTTGCATCAGGATAATCCTCCTCTTTATTGAATGGTTCAATTTCGTCTATTAATATTTTGTCTGAACCTTCTTCTAATGGTTGACTTAATTTGGGATATAAATCAATTAATTGTTGCTTTGTTAAAATAGTTGATATAATCATGCCAGAAGCATCATCAAAATATTTATGTCTTGAATTTGGGTCTACATAAACTCTAAAAGGGTCTACATAGGTAAATTTTACTTCACCTCTACCAAAATCAGCATCTCTATCTAAATATGCGTAAAAATAACCTAGGCCTGTAACAGCATAATCATGAACAACTTGTTTAAAAACTTCATCACCATCTGATTTATCCCAAACATATTCTAATATAGTTTTCCAAACATTAGCTAATTTATTATCTGAATCTTCTCTACCTATAGCGCTAAATTTAGGTTTTTTAGATGTAACAATAGCTTTAAACTGCTCAATAGCAGCATAAAGTCTATCCATAGGCATTGAGGATTGATTACGTGAATCTAACTCATCTAATTCTGCTGCGCTAAAATGGTTGCCTAAATAGAAATCAATATCTTCTCTAGCAGCGACATCCCAGTCTTGTCTGGCATCTTTCCACTTATCAAACAACTCTTGTATTTCTTTTACCCTTAAATCTTTTGGTATCATAGTTTATAATATAAGATTATTTTCGTGCTCCAGTCAACCAATTATATGCTTTTTTAGGCTTTGACCATACCCCAACTTTATTTTTCTTTCTTTTACTTAATTTTGGCTGCCCTTTTGCATATTGTGTGGCAAGCCAGAATGCGTCAATAGTATCATCATGGCTTCCTTTTGGAAAATCAAGTAATTCGCCTATAAATTCATGCATTTCTTTTTTAATATGAACTGCTCCAGCTTTAAACATTGGCTGCAAACCTTCAAATAATCTATCCTTTTTCTTTTGATTGTAATTTTTTATTCCTTTTTCTATACCTGGAAGGAACATTCCTTCTCTTTTGCTTCTTTTCATCACATAGTCACGAAGCATTTCTTGATATGCAACTGTTTCTATATTGATTCTTCTTATCGGCTCGTATCGTTTAGTGATTTCAAATATCTTGTCTGCACAGTCCATCGGGAGTACTCGTTCCCTCCAATATTCAATAACATAGTAATCGTAGCTATCAGTAACGCCAATAACCATAATAACACTATAATCATTCCTAACCCCAACCGTTGAAGCAGGGTCAACACCAATATAGATGTTGACATATTCTTTTCTCCCGTCATCCAACTTAATATACCATGAATTGTATTCTTCATCAAATCTAGCATAACCTTTATATTGCGCATTATTAATATCCTCTTCACTAAAAATTTGGTCTTCAGGTGACTTAGCTTGATTCATATACTCTTGATAAAATTTAGCTGGTGTACCCGAATCTATATAAAATTGCTTTCTTTCTTCTAATTTCTTCATAGGCCATCTAGAAGGCCATATTGGTGTACCATCTTCAATGGCTTTTTTAGTATAAACATCCCAAGCAAATTCTTCACCTGTTTTAACACATTCAGAATGTTTAGTAACTAAACCATTTAAAAAACTATCATAATGCACAATAGTGCCATTACACCATAAAAATCCTTTTTTATCAAAATCAATCGCTGGATATACAGCAGCAGTAACCCATTCTTTAATTTGCCTTCTAGAGTCAGGAGTCTTTGTATTTAGCTCTGACTCAAAATCATCTAATATAATTCCAGTATATCTTGTTGAATTTTGTTTTTTACCCCTTAATCTTTGCGAAGTACCCTTACCAATCATTCTACAGCCATTTTTTAAAGTAAATTCTGATTTAGTCCATTTATCCCCCTCTAAATCACCAAAATAATAATGAACAGCTGGATTGCTATAAATATGATTTTGTATCCAACTAATATTATCTGTAGCCTGGTCTTGTGCTTCACCAATCCATGCAATAAATTGAGGTTCATCTTTTGTAGCAAACAAAAACTTGTGAAGTACTGCTGTAGCAGCTAATGTTGATTTTGCGTGGTCACGAGGTAAAACAAGTGCTAATTGCTGTTTTTTAGAATCAATAAGCATTTTGCCTACATCTCTATGAAAATCAGGAGTTGCCGAAGCTAAAAAATCTTGAGGGCTAAATAATTTACCAAACGTAATTAAATCGTTATAAGCAAGATGTAGAGTTTCTTCATTTTTACTAACATTACCATTAAGGTTTAAATTTGCCATGTATTAAGGTTTATTTGGTATAAAGGGATTATTTCTTGCTCTAGCTAATCGCCAAGACGCATCTTGTTTATTTAATCCAGGATTTTCTGGATTGTTAGTTAATTGATTAATAACATCTAATCTTGTTCGTTCAGATGGGCTATATGAAGGATTTCCGCCCCATCTCTGTGTTTGTCCAGTTAAAAGCTTTATTGTGCTATCGGGATTTAAAACTCTATATAAATCTAACAAGTATCTACTATCAGCTTCTCTTGATATTTTTGAAATAGCAGCATCAGAATCAGCATTTGCTATAAGTTTATCAATTTCTTCGTGAGCTAATGACCATGAACTTGTAGAGGCTCCAGACATCTGATTTATTATATCGTTTAGAAAATTTTGCTGTGGAAACTCTTGACTTTTCCAATCTTGAAAAGAATATCCTGCTTGCTTTTTGTTTTTCCAACTCATATTAAAACTCCTTTAAAGGTCCCCTAATTCACCAGCACCTTTTATATATTCCTCTTGTTTATTTTTAATCTTATCCTCTTCTGTTTCAGAAAGGGTAGAATTTATCATTTTTGTTATTTTATCTAAACCAATTAATGTATTATCTACATCTTTTGTTTGCATTCCTTTTAATTCAGGGCCAAGTATACTAGCATTTTCATATTGTTTAATTAATAAGTCTTTAATCAAATCTGATTGTTGTATTACATCCAAAATATTTATAGTAGAACCAGCTTCAGAATCCATCAAAACTTGAGTACTTTGAGAATGGTGTGGCACATAAGGAGCATTCATTTCATTATAACTATACGATTGTGGAAAAGAAACTTTATTTAATCTGTTTTCGGTATAATTAGGGTCAGAATATGTAGGGCTAAGTATATTATCAGGATTTATTTGTAAAAAATCCTCCAAAAAACTTGTAAGTGATGGATATTTAGCTTGTTTCCCTCTAGATTCTAAATCTGTTAATATATCCATTAAATTGTAGCCCATATTGTCACTCATGCTAAAATTCCTTTAATAACTCAAAATGAGGGAAATCATCAAAATTATTATCATCCCCCTCAAAATTCTTGTTCCAGTCGCCTCCCCAGCGAATATTTATTTCCATAGACTGAGCAATGCCCAAGACAAAGCCAGCAAAAAGGTGGAAACGCTCTCTATCATCCCAATCAATAGGATAGGGAACAACATCAGCAGCATTACTAGGACTAGCGTTATGACGACCTTTTGGGTATTTAACTTTTGTTTTTCCCTCTTCATATAATTTATTCTGCCTTTCTTTGCTTCTATGGCCCTCAATAACAGAACAATCAACATATTTTATAACTTCATTAAATAAATCTTGTAAATCTTCATGGCATGTTGAAAGATTCTTTCTTGACCTACTTCCAAATTTAGGCATTACTTCTCCTCATTTTTATAATTACACTTAAAATTTTTAGGTGTATGTGTTATTTTTTCTAAAAAATTAAGGCGTTTTTCCATTTCACCTACTTTTTTATCTAATTCGTTATCATCAAATACGTAAGACATAACTTTATCCAGTTTAAAATGTTTTGTTAAATAACCAGCAACTTGATTTATAAGCATTTTAGGTATTATCATTACTCTAAATCCATCAATAATTCTTCTAATCTATTAAATCTATCATCTAACTTAGTTTCTATCTTTGCTACACCAATTTTTAAATCAACGATAGAGTCTTCGTTTATTTTAACTCTTTTGACAGTCTTGTTGTGATTTTCTTCAATATTTATAATTTGATTAGAGTTTGTACCATAAGATATTGCGGCCCCTACTAATAACGTACCAATCGTTAATAATGAACCAATTGAAATCTTTTTATCTATCATTATGCCTGACCACCTTCTGTTTCACTGCCATAAATATACAAAATATTATCATCTAAATCAAACTCTGAATTACAACATGGGCATTTCCATGAATCAATTTCTCCATTTGTTTCAATAACGCCTATTCTTTTGCTAGCTAGCTCATCATAGTAAAGATTTTCTTCACAAACAGGACATGGGTCATATTTGGACTTTATATCACTTTTTTTCTTTATGTGCAAGTACTTTGGTTTGTTCACCTTTGATAGCCTCCAATTGTTCTGGACTAAAACCAGCCCATACAGTTAATTCTTCTTTTTTCTGTTCAGTATTAAATAAACCAGACATTTTAGCTAAAGCATCTAAACTTCTAAGCCTATCTTGGTCCCTTTCAGAAATATCAGCTATATCTTTGTATTTTTGTATAATATATTCAGGTGTTACCCCTTCTTCTTTTAAAATTAAAGAAATTTCTTCTTTTACCATTTGCATTACCTTTTTTTGTTGTAATAATTTATTTGCTGCATTTTTGATATATTGTCTATCATTAGCTTTTGGGTAAACTCTACTGTATGCTTCTTCCATATCTATTCCTGCCGCTACATATTTAGCAAATAATAGCTTTTTAGAAGATAATTTTGTAGAGCGGATATTTTTAATTGACTCATAATTGCCTGAAAACGTGTAAATATTCTCTGCAACCCCATTTTCACCCAGTATTTTAGCACTTTTCTGCTCACAAACAAAACTACCACATATTGTGCGCACACATTTACGTTTTTTATTAGTTGCTGGTACAGAAATGTAAAAAACCTTTAGTATTTGGACAATATGATGGTCATCTGTGTAAACCCAGTCTCCCGCATCGCCTTCACGCCAATTCTTTTTAGGAGTTAAATTACCTTGAAAAGCCTTAAATTCGTCATAACTGTCATATAATCTATGCTCAACGCCTTTTATGCTTTTTATTTCCATAAAATAATTTACATCTAATAAATATTTATTGCACGCTAGATTTATTATTAGTAATATTGATACGCTGTATTGGTTGGTTAAAAACTTCTAGGGTACAGCAATACTAAATTGGTTACTAGAAGGGGAATGAGTTACACAGCCAAAGGCAAGTCGAAGATAATTGAGCCAGTAACAGAAACGATTATCCTATCAAGTAAAGCGGCTCCGCAGAAACTAGATTTTAGAGGCTATCCTCCTTTACTCTTGTAGAGGGGAATAGATGGTCTCTATCCAAAACTCACCACAGAAACTATATATAAGTATTAATAATAAGTAGTAAAGCAAAATAAAAGGGAAAACTTTTAAAAATAATATTAGAATGGGTGTGACTGTTTCTTTTCTTGCCCACACCCCCCAAGCGAACCCCATAGCCTTGACGATTAGGTTGAAAATTCCAATAAAATTATAATTCAAGTCAATGTTCAAGAGATTTTAGAGTAAAAGACAACGCCCCGACCATTTAGTCGAGGCGCTTTTTGTGTGCAGTATTGCGGGGAGATTGTTAGAGTGTGACTAACAAGGTAAGTTATTTAGTATCTTTCCATTTATTATATCTATTATCATTCCTTCATAATATTCTATAGTGCTATTGGGCGTTTCAACAAACCACACCCACCCCTTCTGAAATACTCTGAAGTTTAATCTGTATTGATTAGAAGCCTGGTTCATTCTGCGTTTTGTTGTAGGTGTTAACCAACCACCAGATTTAAGTATCACATACTGATTGTTTACCACCTTAACCACTATTGTTGAGTGATAAGTAACAAGTAATTGATTATCATCATTTATTACGCTCGTTTTATGACTTCCTATTGTATTGCTATTCATTATTATATACTCCTTTTTTTGTTTGACTTGATTTGTAAGTTATCCTATTAATACTCAATAGGTTCTTCGCCCATTTCACTATATAA